CCAACAATAGATCCTATACAACGTGGTTTAAAATTATATGACAGGCAAAATAATAAATTTGAATTTGATGAAGACTTAATTTGCACTGTTGTTTATCTTAGAACTTTTGACGAAATACCAGAACAAGCAAAAAGATACATAAATATTAAAGCTGCAAGAGTATTTGTTGATAGATTAGTAGGAGATCAAGGACTAAGAACATATACAAAAGAAGATGAAATAAGAGCTAGAGCAATACTTATGGAAACAGATTTAGCCAATGCAGATCATAACTTACTAAGAGGAGATCCTTCTCTTACCAGTATCTTTGATACTTACAATCCTTCTAGTGCATTAATTAGATAACTATGCCTGTCATATCAAGAGCTATACCTACATTATTAAGAGGTATATCACAATCTTCTGATGCTTTAAAACAACCAGATCATGCTGAAATACAAGACAACGCTGATAGCAACCCTGTTCTTGGTTTAACAAAACGTAGTGGCTCTCAATATCTAACAACTTTACAATCTTCAACTCTTGGTAATGTTCATATTCAAACTATAAACAGAGATACAAATGAAAGATATGTAGCGATATTTAGCAATGGCAATGTAAGAGTTTTTGAATTAGATGGCACTGAAATAACAGTAAACAAACCTAATGGCACTGCATACTTAAATACTTCTACACCTAGAAGTGTAATTAAAACAATAACAATTGCTGATTTTACTTTTGTTGTAAATACAAATATCACAACAGCAATGGATACAACTTCTAGTCCATATACACAAGATGTTCTTGGCGGTCAAACTGTTAGTTTAGAACATCAAGCAATTGTATTTATAAACCAAGCAACATCAAAAACAACTTATCGTGTAGAAATTGATGGTGTATCAGTTACAGATAATACAGATGGAGATTCTACTTTAAGTACAACAACAATAGCTTCTGATTTAAAAAGTGGTCTTGAATCTGGACTTACTGGTTTTACTTTAAATCAAAATGGTCCTGTTTTATGGATAAGAAAAAATAATGGTGAAGATTTTGATATTGATGTATCTGATACTCAAGGTAATACTAAAATGTCTATGTTCAAAGATTCAGTACAAAGGTTTACTGATCTTCCAACAGTCGCACCTAATGGATATGTTGTTGAAGTAAAAGGAGATGATGATACAAATTTTGATAATTACTACGTTAAGTTTGTTACTAACAATGGTAATTCTTTTGAAGAAGGTCAATGGGAAGAAAGTGTAGAAGCAGGCATACCTTTTAAATTTAATTACGATACTATGCCACACGTTTTGTTAAGACAAGCTGATGGTAAATTTAGATTTGCAAGAGTTGATGGTCAGAATTTTGGTCTTTCTACATTTACTGATGATGATGGAAATACAGTAAATCCTCAAACTGCTGCAACATATTCTTCTACAACTTCAGATAATAAAATTACAATAACAAAAACTAATCATGGATTTGCTACAGGTGATTTGGTTAATGTTGTAAAAGTAAGTGGAAGTATAAATAGTGGACAATTTATAGTTTCAAGAGTTGATGATAATACTATTACTTATATAACTGCTACCAATGAAGGTGCTAATACAAATGCTAATTGCACAATAGGTCAAGGTTTTTCTACCCCAATATGGGGAGAAAGAACTGTAGGTGATTTAATATCAGCACCAAATCCTTCTTTTATTGGTAATAAAATTAATAACGTATTTTTTTTCAGAAATAGACTTGGGTTTCTTGCAGGTGATAATGTTGTTCTTTCAAGAGTATCAGAATTTTTTAATTTTTTTCCAGAAACAGTTATATCTGTTTTAGATAATGAACCTATAGATGTAGCTGCTTCTCATACAAAAGTTGCTACTTTAAAAAGTGCAGTAACTATGGGTGAAAAACTCATACTATTTAGTGACCAAACACAATTTGTATTAACAAGTTCAGCAGATAACCTTACTCCTAAAACAGCTAACGTAATAGTTGCAACTGAATTTGAAAGTAGTTCAGCAGCACAACCTGTAGGATCTGGTTCTTCTATTTATTTCTTAACTCAAAAAGGTTCTTTTGCTGGTGTAAGAGAATATATTATTCAAGGAGAATCACAGATAAAAGATGCAGCAAACATAACAATTCATGTACCAAGACTTATACCAACTAATGTTTTTAAAATGGCAGTATCTACTAACCAAGATATTCTTGTAGTCTTGGGTTCGGACAATACAAATAAATTATATGTATATAGATGGTTATATGGAGATGGTGGACAAAAAGCTTTAAGTGCTTGGTTTACTTATACTATTAATTCAAACAGGTCAATCCTTAACGTTGATTTTATTGGTACAGATTTGTTTATTGTTATAGAAGAAGCCAATAAAGTAACGCTAGAAAAGATACCATTTGAAACTGAATTTAGAGAACCTAATGCAGAGTTTGAATATCATCTTGACCATAAAGTAACTGAAGCAACTACAGGAGTTTCAGTATCTTATAGCTCTGGTACTGGTCTATCTACTTTTACAGTTCCATATAGGCTTAGAGCAAACATGAATATTGTTGGTAGATATTTAAGTAGTGGAGAGACAAGCACATTTGTAGATTCTCAAGGCAATACAAAAACTCTTACATCAGGGCAAGTACTATCAACATCTAACGCAACCAATGGCTCTACTTCTACTATTACAGCAATAGGAGATTATAGAAATAGTAAATTTATTATTGGTGAACCTTATGAAATGCACTATAGATTTAGTAAACAAAGGCTCACAGAACAAGGTGCAGGTTCACCTGAGTATGTAGGAGCAAGACTACAACTACATCATTTCTATATTAAATACGAAGATGCTGGATTTTTTAAGGTAGAAGTAACACCTGAGAATAGAGATACAAGTACCCATAAATTTACTGGTCGTTTGCTTGGTTCTGCGTCTGCTGCTATTGGTCAGATAAACCTAGATACAGGTACATTTAAAGTACCAATAATGAGTAAGTCTGACAGAGTAGATATAGATATAAAGAACGATACATTTCTTCCTACACGTTTAGCTAGTGCAGAATATGAAGGTACATTTCATATAAGGAGTAGAAGAATATAGTGGGGTATTTAAGAAAATCAAATCTCAAAGATTTTAAATATGTAGTAGAAAACATGAGAGTCATGGACAAGATTGAAGCTTTGTATCAAACAGGCTTAAGTCCAGAAGATGCTCTTAGTTATACATTCTTGGGTAGTAAGACTAATATGACTATTGCTGATGATGATGGACAACCTATAGGTTTATGTGGAGTACAGAAAGATGGTTGTATATGGTGCGTTGCTACAGATGAG